GAGAAGCAGCCGCGCAACATTCTGCGGGCCAGCTACTACGACGGCAAGCGGGCGCTGCGCCAGATCGGGAGCATCATCCCGCCGCAGTATTACCGCCTGGGCATCGTCCTCGGCTGGTCCGCGAAGGCTGTCGACATCCTGGCCCGCCGTTGCAACCTCGACGCGTTCGTGTGGCCCGATGGCGACCTTGGCTCGATCGGCTACCGCGAGGCGTGGGATGGGAACAGCCTCGGGACCGAGGTCTCGTCTGGGCTGATCTCGTCCCTGATCCACGGCACGTCATTCCTGGTGAACACGCTCGGCGACGAGTCGGCCGGCGAGCCTGCCGGGCTGATCCACGTCAAGGACGCGATGAGCGCGACCGGCGACTGGAACCCTCGCCGGCGTGGCCTCGACAACCTCCTGTCGATCACGGGTCGCGACGAGGGCAAGCCGACGTCGCTCGCGCTGTACCTGTACGGCCTCACGATCACGGCTGAGCGTGATGGCCAGACGTGGACCGTGGACCGTTCTGAACACCCGTGGGGCGTCCCTGCCGAGCCGCTGGTCTACAAGCCGCGGGTCGGGCGCCCGTTCGGGTCCTCGCGGATCTCGCGGCCGGTCATGAGCCTGCACGACCAGGCGCTGCGGACGATCATCAGAATGGAGGGTCACGCGGACGTGTACTCGTTCCCCGAGATGTGGCTCATGGGCGCGGACGAGTCGATCTTCAAGGATGCTACCGGCGCTCAGAAGGCGTCGTGGCAGATCATGCTCGGACGGATCAAGGCGATCCCTGACGACGAGGACGCGGCGAACCCGCGCGCGGACGTGAAGCAGTTCGCGGCGTCGTCTCCGCAGCCGCACATTGACCAGCTCAAGCAGCAGGCACAGCTGTTCTCTGGCGAGACGTCGATCCCGCTGTCGTCGCTCGGCGTCTCGGACATGAGTAACCCGACGTCGGCCGACTCGTACATCGCGAGCCGTGAGGATCTGATCGCCGAGGCTGAGGGCGCCACTGATGACTGGGCGCCACCGCTGCGCCGGTCGCTCGCTCGCTCGTTGGCGATGAAGAACGGGCTCGACGCGGTCCCGCCCGAGTGGGCGTCGATCGACACCAAGTGGCGCTCGCCCATCTACCTGTCTCGTGCGGCCCAGGCTGACGCTGGCGCGAAGCAGCTCGGGGCGGTCCCGTGGCTTGCTGAGACTGAGATCGGCCTCGAGCTGTTGGGGCTTGACGAGCAGCAGATCAAGCGGGCGATGGCGGACAAGCGCCGCATGGGTGGCTCGGCTGCGTTGCGGGCGATCACTGACGCCGCTGCTGCTGGCCGACCGGCGGTGACTGGTGCCAACGCTAACGGCGGCACACCGGCGTGACCTGGTCGAGCTGACCGGGCTCGCACAGAATGACCTGACGCTGATCTGGGCGAAGTTCGATAGTGCTGGCATGGCCCGTGACGGGCTGATGCGGGTGCTACCGGAATTGGTGGACGTGTACGGGTCTGCAGCGGCCACGTTGGGCGCTGACTGGTATGACGAGATGCGTTCCGCAGCGAAGATCAAGGGCAGGTTCCGGGCGATCCCGGCAGGGTTGCCTGACGTTGACCGCACCGATGCGCTGGCCCGGTGGGGCGTGACGCCGCTGTTCAAGGCTGAGCCCGATTACGCTGCGGCGCTGACCCTGGTGAACGGCGGCTTGCAGCGGATCATCGCCAACGCAGATCGGGAGAGTGTCACCCGCTCGTCCGTGGCCGACTCGCGAGCTCGCGGGTGGCAGCGGGTCGGGTCAGGTCGCAGTTGTGAGTTCTGCGACATGCTCATCGGCCGCGGTTCGGTGTATTCAGAGGCCACCGCGGACTTCCTGACTCATGACCATTGCAACTGCGGCGCAGAGCCAGTCTTCGCCTGACACGACAGAAGGCCCGCCATTGACGGGCCTTCATCGAAGCCCACCCGCTGAGGTGAGCGTCGTCCGCTCGTAACCCAAGAGCGGCTAGGGACTCAATCGTCATTGAGCAAGAACCACTCTACCACCAGACAACCCCTCACGGGGTCATGCGCAACGGCTGCGCTCAAAGCCGGGAACCACCACTCCACACGGAGGAGCACCATGCCTGACGACGCCACCAGCGCGGACACCACAACCACCGACACGACCGCCACCACGACGGACACGGCCGGGCAGACCTTCACGCAGGAACAGGTCAACACGTTCCTTGCGGAGCAGAAGCGCAAGATCGGCAACGTCACGGAACTCAAGGCCGCCGCTGTTGAACTGGCTGCGATCAAGGAGTCCCAGAAGACCGACGTGCAGAAGACGGCCGACCGGCTCGCCGCTGCCGACGCTGAGATCGCCAAGATCCCCGCGAAGGTCTCCGAAGCGTTGCGGGTGCATCTCGTGGCGTTGCACAAGATCCCCGCTGAGGACGCCGAACTGTTCCTGACAGCCAGCGACCCGGAGGTACTGCTGAAGCAGGTTGAGCGGCTCGTGGCCCGTGGGGCTGAAGACGTCGCGGCGTCGAAGAAGCAAGGCAATTTCGTGGCCCGTGAGGGCAGCACCACCCACTCCGCTGACAGCGCCGATCTCGAAACGACTCGAGCGCTGTTCGGCTCCAACTGATCTGAAAGGAAACGGTCATGGCCGTTCTGGCAACTACTGGCATCACCCTCCCCAAGAACATCGCCTCCGGACTGTTCGCCAAGGCGCTCACCGGGTCCGCTGTCGCGGCACTCTCCGGCGCTGAGCCGCAGCAGTTCGGCGAGGTCACCCACATGACCCTCACCGGAGCCCCTCGCGCCGAGTACGTCGGCGAGGGTGCGAACAAGGCGCCGACCGCCGCCACCTTCGGGACCAAGGTCGCGACCCCACACAAGGTGCAGGTCACGATGCGGTTCAACGAAGAGGTGCAGTGGGCCGACGACGAGTACCAGCTCGGTGTCCTCACGACCCTTGCAGACCAGGGCGGCCTGGCCTTGGCGCGCGCCCTCGACCTGGGCGTGTTCCATGGCATCAATCCCCTGACCGGCGCCGCCGTGGCGTCGATCGTCGTGGGCGACCGGATCGCGACAACCACGAACTCCGTGGAGCTCGTGACCGCGACCCTGCTGACCCCGGACACCGTGCTCGAGGCGGCTGCCGGACTGGTCATCGCCGATGGGTACATCCCCAACGGCATCGCCTTCGACCCGTCCTACTCGTGGACCGTGGCGACCGCCCGGTACGTCGACGGCCGCAAGAAGTACCCGGAGCTTGGGTACGGCTCGAACATCACCTCGTTCGAGGGTCTGAAGGCGTTCTCCTCGTCCACCGTCTCGGGACTCCCGGAGGCCGCGGACACGAAGGTCAAGGCCATCATCGGGCAGTGGGACCTCCTGCGCTGGGGCGTCCAGAAGAAGATCCCGGTCGAGCTCATCAAGTACGGCGACCCTGACGGCCAGGGCGACCTCAAGCGCACCAACCAGATTGCGCTTCGCCTCGAAGTCGTCTACGGCTGGGCCGTCATGGACCTCGACGGGTACGCGGTCGTGGTTGACAAGGTCGCGAACGTCTGATGGTTCGCCTCCGTAACGTCGTCACGGGCGTGATCGTCAACGTCCGTGACGACAAGGTCCTCGACGGGTACACCCCGGTGGAGGACCCCAAGGATGCCCCGGCGCCGAAGCGCGCCCCGGCCGTCCGCAAGTCCACCAAGTAGTAGAGGGGGCGACCCGTGACCGCTGTAACGCTGACGCTCACCGATCTGGCGCCGTTCGCCGACATTGAGCCGGTGAAGGCTCAGGCCATGATCGACGACGCGCTGGCGATGGCCGAGCGGGTCGCCCCCTGCATCACCACCACCGAGTTCGCATACCCCGCTGCCGCGAAGGCGATCCTTCGCGGCGCGATCATCCGCTGGCACGACGCCGGTAGCGGCGCCCTCCAGTCGCAGACGGCTGGCCCATTCGGGCAGGTGGTCGACACGCGGCAGCCTCGTCGGGGCATGTTCTGGCCGTCCGAGATTGAGCAGTTGCAGGATCTCTGCAAGGGCTCGGAACTCTCGGGCGCGTTCTCGATCGACACGCTGCCGGTGTTCAGCGGCGCGCACAACGACACATGCGCGATCAACTTCGGCGCCCTGTACTGCTCGTGCGGTGCCGTACTCACGCAGGCGCTCCCGCTGTACGAGTACGGCGCCTGATGCAATTCCCGTTCGGCGTGACGGTCACCATCGTCCGCGCCGTCCCCGGCGGCGACGATCCCTACGGCGATCCGATCCCTGGCACGACGACCCGCATCGACATCCCTCGCTGCGGGCTCGCACCTCGGATGTCCACGGAGAGCACGGCACGCGGCCGTCAGGGCGTCATCGTGGGCCAGACGGTCTACCTGCCCGACAGCTCGCCAGCCGTGTTCTACGTCGACCAACTCGAGGTCGCTGGCGTGCTCTACGACATCGAGGGCGAGCCGGGCGAGTGGTCCAACCCTCTCACCGGATGGACACCCGGCTCCGAGGTCGCGATCCGAAGGGCGGTGGGTTGAGTGGCATCCACGATCAAGCTCGACGCTGCCGGGCTCGCTGAGATCCTCACGAACCAAATGCGCGGCCCCGTCGATGAAGCCGCTGCGAGGATCGCCGCGAATGTGAACGTCGGCAACGTCACTGACGCCGAGGTCTCCGTGCGTTCGGGGGTCACGACATCGATGAAGATTAACCGTGCCCATGCCAACGTGACCATCGCTCACCCGGCAGGGTTGGCGATGCAGGCCAAGCACGGCACCCTGACCAAGGCCGCCGCCGCCGCTGGCCTCGAGGTGAAGTCGTGAAACCCCTCGCCACAGCCCCCGACGCCGAACGCCTGGTTGTCGACTACCTGACCGCCGCTCTCGCGGGCCGCGCGCAAGACGTCACGGTCGGAACCGTCGTCCCATCGACGTGGACGGCCGGCACGAAGGCCCACATTCAGGTCGGCCTCGACGGCACGCCCGTCGTCCAGTACCCGATCCTCGCGTCCGCATCGGTGCGGGTCACGGCCTGGCACACGTCCACAACCACAGCCAAGACGCTGGCGGCCCTGTGCGAGGGGCTCCTGTGCTCTCACCCCGGGTCGGCTCAGATCGGCTCTGTGCAGTCCCTGACGGGCGTCCTGCCGACCCGCGACCCCGACACGGGCGCACAGCTCGCGTCGATCAGCGTGCGCGTGAACCTGCTGTACGCCGTCCTGGTCTGACCCCTCCCACACCTCCCACCTTCGGGCGGGAAGAGCCGCGACGTCCGTAACACCAACCCTCCGAAGGAGACCATCATGAGTGGCACCCCAGCCAACGCGTCCGTATGGGCGGACGCTGACGTCTACGTCGCCGCGGTCGGCAGCACCGTCCCCGCCGACGTATCCACACCGTTCAACGGGTCATGGACCCTCGTCGGCCTACTCGACGGCGCCGACGGCATCGAGCAGGCCCGCAGCCAGGATGTGAAGGATCACTACGCCTGGGGCGGCATCCTCGTCGCCACGTCGCGCAAGAACTTCAAGCTGACCCAGAAGTTCTCCGTGCTCGAGGACAACGCCACCACCCGTGGCCTGATCTGGCCCGGCTCGACCGCGACGGAGATCAAGGTCCCGGTCCCGGGGAACATCCTGATCGCGTTCGAGACGCGCACGGGCGGCAAGGTGAAGCGCCTCATCAGCGCCAACTACGCGCAGGTGGACCTCGACGGGTCGATCAAGGACAGCGAGGAAGACCTGACCAAGGCGTCCCTCGTGGCCACGATCTTCCCGACCTCCGCGAGCCCGGGCGTCCTCTTCACCCGCCAGGCCGTCCCGGACATCGCCTCCATCGCCATCACCCCGCTGACGCTGGCGCTGTCCCTGGCCGGCGCGTTCATTAAGACGGTCGTGGCGACGGCCACCTACTCAGACGCGACAACCGGTGTCGTCACCGGCTCGGTGGCGTGGGCGTCGAGCGTTCCCGCGAAGGCCACTGTCGCGGCCGGGTACGTGACCGGACTTGCCACGGGTGCCACGAACGTGTCGTGCTCGCTTGGCGGGATCACGTCGACCGCGCCTTGCGTGGTCACAGTCGGCGCCTGATCGACCACCGGCCCGGGTCTTCGTCGCGGCTCACCCGGGCCGGTGCTTCACCCTGAGCCGCGACAGAGGAGAACCGCGATGCTCACCATCCAACCCAGTCCAGCCAAATACGCCTACCAGCCCTTCCGGGAGAACACTCACGACCGGGAGATCGCCGACCTGGTTGACCCGGTGCGGATGATCGCGCTACGACCTATCACGATCATCGGGCCACTCGCCTTCTATTGGTCGCTCGGCAAGAAGAGCCGCTTCGCCCGCACCTGCGGCGACTGGATCGTCATGACGCCCCGGGTGCGCTGGATAGGGCGCGCCGCCAAAACCCTGATTCGATCCATTCACCACCAAGGAGAACCGCGATGACCGCACCACGCCCCATCCCGCAGGACCATCTCAAGCCAGCCGCTCAGCTCGAGGCCGAGGGCATCGCCATGACCGAAGTCGACTGGCGCGGCCACACATTCACGGTCCCCACCGACCCCGACGACTGGTCCGTGGCGGCCATCTCCGCAGCCGAGAAGGGCTTGAACTTCACCAGCCTCGAGCTGATGCTCGGCGCGAAGCAGTGGGCCGAGTTCGCGAAGACGAAGCCGGTCAAGCGTGACGGCGTCGACCTCTTCAAGGCGATCAACAAAGCCCTCGGTCTGGGTGACGAAGAGGGAAACTGACGCGGCTTCTGCGACTGCTCCGGGATCACCCGGACGCCGTAGAGGCCGACCTCAGCCGCTACCACCACATCCGCTACACCGACCGGTGGCAGTTCGACCCTGACGGGCGCCGGGTGCTCACACTCCGCCGGATCGGTGTGTTCCTCCGCCACCTGCCCCCAGATTGCGCGGTTGCGCGTGCTGAGGGTTCGCCGGGCTGGACCAACGCAGATGTCCTGCTCATGGACCTGTACGGCGCCTCGACGGGCGTACAGCACCCGCTGTATCCGAAGGACTCCAAGGGCGTGGACCCCGAGCGTGAGAAGGCGCTCCGGTCCGCGAAGGCCCGGGCACGCGAACGGCAACGTGCGATCGACGCCGGCGAGATCACCTAACGAGAGGGGCTGTCCATGGCGAATATTGGCTGGGCGACCTTGTCGGTTATCCCGTCGGCAAAAGGGTTCCACTCGGCACTGTCCCGCGACATTGACCCCGGTATGGACTCGCTCGGCCGCAACTCCGGACGACTCCTGGGTCTGGGACTGCTCGCAGGCGCGGCCGTCGTCGTGGCGGGTATCGGCGCGATCATCAAGACCGGAGTCGGCGAGGCGATGGATGCCTCTGCCGGGACGGCGCAGCTGGCTGCGGGCATCAAGTCCACGGGCAATGCCGCGAACGTGTCAGTCAAGGGTCTCAACGCGCTAGCGTCGTCGATCCAGGGTTACTCCGGGCAGACCGACGACTCGATCGTGCAGTCCGAGGCGCTGCTGTTGACCTTCACGAACATCAGGAACGGGGTCGGCAAGGGCGCCGACATCTTCGACCGCGCCACGGCCGCGACCGCGAACATGGCCGCGCGCATGGGCGGGGACGCTGCCGGGTCGGCGATCCTGCTCGGCAAGGCGCTGAACGATCCTGTCAAGGGCATGGCGTCCCTGGGTCGCGCGGGTGTGCAGTTCACCGACGCGCAGAAGGCATCCATCGCTGCGATGGTCAAGGCTGGCGACACGATGGGCGCCCAGAAGCTCATCCTGGGAGAGCTCGAAACCCAGTTCGGCGGGGCCGCGGAGGCTGCCGGTAAGTCCCTTCCGGGTCAGCTCGCCATCGCGCAGCGGTCGTTCGAGGACGTGTCGCAGTCCGTCGTCGAGGGGCTGCTGCCGATCGTCCTGCCCGCGCTGACGAGCATCGGTACGACCCTCACGACCAAGGTGATCCCGGCTGTCAGCACGTTCGTCCAGGGCTTCAAGGACGGCGAGGGTCCAGGTGGCAAGTTCCGCGACATTCTTGTCGCGGTCCACGACAAGGGCATCGTGCCCGTGGCGTCGTTCATCAACGACACGGCTCTGCCCGCGCTCAAGTCCATCGAGACGTGGATCAACGACAAGGGCGTCCCGGCGCTGCGCTCGATGAAGCAGTGGTTCGATGACAACAAGGACTCGCTCGTGGGCCTTGCCGGGTTCATCACGGTCACATTCCTGCCCGTGATTCTCGATATGAGCGTCAAGGCTGTCGCTGCGTGGGTCGCGACGGCGTCGGCTGGGGTCACGTCGGCCGCGTCGGAGTTGGCCTCGCACTATGTAGCGGTTGCTGGTTGGGTTGTGCACGCCGACACCGCCATAACGTCTGCAGCGGGGGATGCCGGAGCGTGGATCAGTCTGCGGGTGGAGGCGGCCACGTCGGCCGCGGCAGAGGTCGGCGCCCACATCCTCGCGTCTGACTCATGGGTCGGTCACGCCGCTACCGCAGTTGTCTCCGCACTGGGCGACGCCGGAGCATGGGTCAGCCTTCGAGTGGAAGCCGCGACCTCCGCCGCCGCAGAGGTCGCGTCCCACGTCTTCGCGTCGGATGGTTGGATCGCACACGCCGCTACCGCCGTAGTGTCCGCCCTAGGCGACGCTGGCGCGTGGATCAGTCTGCGGGTAGAGGCAGGCATCTCAGCCGCGTCAGAGGTCGCATCGCACGCATTCGGGTCTGGCGGATGGATCTCGCACGCTGCCACCGCAGTCTCGGCTGGCGCGACCGCGGTTGGCGCGTGGGTCGCCCTCAAGTGGGAAGCCATCACGGACGCTGCTGCAGAAGTCGGTGCGCACGCGTTCGGTGAGGCCGGCTGGATAGCGCACGCTGCGACCGCAATGGCGTCCGGTATCAAGATGGCTGCCGCGTGGGTGATCGGCCTCGGCCCCGTGGCGTGGATCATCGCCGCAGTCGTCGCCGTCGGTGCCGCGATGGTCTGGCTGTACAACAACGTCGATTGGTTCCGGGCTGGCGTCGACTGGATGTGGAAGGGGATCCAAAACTCCTTCACGAGTTCGTGGAACTACGTTATCCAGCCCGTCCTCGTGTTCCTTGTGGCCGGGCTCGTGGGCGTGATGAACTCGTTCGGCTCCATGCTCCTCGTCCTCGGCCAGATTCCGGGGTTCGGGTGGGCAACTGACGCGGGCAACAAGATCCTCGGCGCTGCTGCTGCGGTCCGAGGGTTCGCCGCCGATATCAAGAAGATCCCGGCCGACGTGCCCGTCTCAATCAACGTGACCGCGAACTACTCCGCGGCGGTGGCGACGGTGCTGGGCGGGGCTCGTGCGGCCGTCAAACTCGCAGGGTTCGCTGAGGGCGGGACGGTCCTGCCAACACCGGGCGGCACCATCGTCCGGGTCGCTGAGGCGGGTCGCAAGGAAACCATCGTGGACACGGCCAGCCTCAACGCGGCGATGGCCCAGAAGCAGAAGTCGACCAACGAGGGCGGCACCGTGATTCACAACTGGTACGTGACGGGCGCGACCCCTGAGGCCCTATTTGCACAGTTCTCCCGTCGGCAGAACGCGATGGTGGTCTGATGCCCCTCATTCTGACCCCGTCCTATGTGACCGTGGATGCGCTCAACCTGACGTCGCGTGAGGACTCGGGCGTCGAGTGGATCATGGAAGTCTTCACCGGTTGGGGCGCCCCGGGCGGCACGCTGGCCCCGAAGCCGAAGACGCGGCAGATGGGCGCGTGGGGCGGTCTGTCCTACGCCAAGCAGCGCACCCTCGTCGCGGCCGGGGTATGTATCGCACCCACGGCAGCGCTCGCCTCGGATGCCCTGGACCGGCTCATAGACGCGTGCTCCCTCGACGACACGGTCATGACCGTGTCCGAGTCGGGACGGGTGCGCTGGGGCACAGTGCGGCGTGATGGGGACGTGCTCATCACGTGGACCGACGCGTGCGTGTTCGAGTGGTCGATCCAGTTCGTGGCGCTTGACCCCCGCAAGTTCGGCACCCCGATCACCGCCTCCACGCACCTCCCGTCGAGCTCGGGTGGCCTGACGATCCCGTACACGATCCCGTACACGATCCCCGCGGTGCAGGTCTCGGGCCAGGTATCGATCTACAACCCGGGCAACGAAACGGGGCCGGTCACCGGGCGCATCGACGGCCCGTGCGTCGGACCGGTCATCACCCACGTTGGCAGCGGTTTGCGCCTCGTGTTTGCGGCGTCAGCGACCCTCGGTGTCGGGGAGTTCTGGAATATCGACATGGAGGGGCAGTCGGTCCTGGCACAAGGTCAGGCGACCCGTGCGCAGTTCGTCACGTCCCGCCAGTGGAGCGGATTGGAACCGGGGAACAACACGTACGCCTTCACCGCCGCGTCCTACTCGGCTGGCGCGCTCCTGACCGTGACCGGAACGCCGTGCGACAAATGATCCACTACCCGTCTTTGGAGGACTGATGGCCAACACAATTCACCCGGTCGACGCGACCGCTGGGGCACCGTCCTACTCGGGTCGGATGCTGCGCCAGGTCGGGTCTGTGGCGTTCGCCGGTGCGTCAGCCGCGGATCCGTTCGGGGGCCGCTCCGGGGTAAGGCCAGGGACGTCGGCGACGACGGTGACTGCGACTTCGACGGTCTGGACGGTGAACCCGCACGCGGGCCTGCTCGACTTCGAGGCCGCGGTGGAGTCCGGTCCGACGCCGTATGCGCTCGACGCTGCGGTGACGGGTGCGGTGCGTGCGGCGGATGGATTCGCACGCGTCGACCTGATCTGGGTGCGTCAGGACATCCCGCTCGAGGACGGCACGGCGGCTCCTGCCGTGGTCCCCGGCTACACCTATGGCACGGTCGCCAGTACGCCCCCGGCGACCCCGACCCGGTGCATGGTGCTGGCATGGATCAACGTGCCGGCCAGCGGTGGCGGCTCGCCCTCGGTCACATGGAAGGCTCCGTACTGTGCCGCCGCGGGTGCTCCGATCCCAGTCAGCTCGCAGGCCGAGCGGGACGCCCTGGTCGCCTACCTGGGGCTGCAGGTCAAGCGCTTGGATCTGGCAGGCGTCCCGACCGAGACCTACAACGGGACCGTCTGGGTGGGCCCGCTGTCCATCTCGGGTGCCACAACCTCGAAGGTCATCAAGACTGGCGTGACTGCGGTCACGACCGTCACCTCGGGTGATGCCAGTATCGCCACGGGTCTGTCGAGCATCGACTTCTTCATCGTCTACAACGGTCGCTCGGATGTCGCTGGGAACCTCGTGTTCGGGCGCAACGTGGCCGGGTACACGGGAGGGACTGCCACATTCCGGGTCTTCGTCGGCCAGACCGGCGCAGGTGCGGCGGGCATCAATGTCACCGTTGACTGGATGGCTGTCGGCACCCCGTGACTCTTGCCTGGGTCGCGACAGATGCCCGTACGGGGGTGATCCTGGCTGATCTGCCGCACCTCGAGTGCCAGTCGGTGAAGCGCAGCATCGGGCGCTACGAGTCCGCGAGCGCCAGTCTGCCGCTACCGAACGCGCCTGAGAACTGGCAGTTGGCGACCCGTCCCGGTGGGGCGAACCTGCACCTCCTGAGCGACGGTGTGCCGATCTGGGGCGCCATGGTCACCCAGCGGCCCCGCGACCTGACCGACAACCTGCCGCTCGCCCTGGCGACCATCGAGTCGTACCTCGACCGCCGCATCACGGGGGACATCACCTACACGAGTGTCGGCCAGAACGACATCGTGGCGGATCTCTTCGCGCGGTTCGTCGTCACAGGCCCACGCGGCGGCATCCCGTTCCGCATCCAATACTCCACGCCCGGCGTCGGCGCGCTCCGTGACCGCGCGTACCTGCGCTCCGACCGCAAGACGGTGTACAGCGCCCTGACCGAACTGAGCGCCGTTCTCGGTGGCCCGGAGTGGACAGTCGAATGGGAGTGGCAGCACAGTCCCGAGCGCATCACGCCCGTCCTCTACGTCGGCGACCGCGTCGGCCGCACCGTGACCCCCGGCCTCGCGCCCACGGCCACGTTCCAGGCCCCCGGCTGCATCATCGCCGCCGTCATGACCGAGGACTACTCCTCTGGCAAGGGGGCCAACTCCGTCATCGCCTACTCGTCCGCGGCGGCCGGGGATGTCCCGACGTCCCTCGCGCAGGTCGCCCCGGACGACGGCCGCCCCACGTTTGAAGTGGACATTCAGCCGTCGACCAGCATCACCGACATCGCCACCCTGACCGCTCACGCACAGTCCGCCCTCGCATCCCTCGCCCCTGGCGGCTCTGCCCTGGCGATGTCCGCCGCAGTCGAGTCGGCCCCGCCGCTCGGCGTGGACTGGGTCCTCGGTGACGACGTCGGCTACAACATCGGCGGCCTCGAGGTCGACCCGCGCCGCACCACCGTGGACGTCTACGCCGACACCTGGTCGGACATCTGGTCAGATGTCTGGGGTGTCTACACGGGGCGTGAGCGTGTCCCCGTCAACCCCAACGGCAGGCAGTCAATCCCGGCGTTCCCTGGGGGAATCTCCGGCGTCCTGCGGTGCGTGGGCTGGGAACTGGTTCCTGACGGCGTCCAGGTCGTCACCCCGATTTTGGCATCGATAGGAGCCTGACATGGCCGGTCTGCCTGGTTCGATCCAGTCCCTCATCCCCGCTGGCCCTGACGAGCTGGTGCGTCGGATGCGTGATCTCGAACGCCGCATGGACGAGATGGGGCCGTCCGTGGCGCCCTCGTTCAGCCCGGTGATCGCGGACCTCGTAGCGAAACAGATAACGCTGGACGCGCAGGGCGTGACCCTCGCGGCGACCGTAGCCGACCTCGCGGCACAGGTCGCATTCCTCGGCGGACAGTCGTTCGCGTACACGTCAGCCAAGACGTGGTATCTCGGTACCGGCACTTCGGGCACGGGCGCATGGGGGATACAAGCCTACGACCCGACCTACGACGACGAATACGTGTTCCAGGCGTCATCGACTGGGGTCCTCGAGATAACGATATCCGCGGGCGTGATGCTGAACAACGGCTCTCCGGCCCAGGGCTCGACAGCGCGCGGGTACACGCTGTCATGGTCCGGTGGGTCTCTGGCGTGGGGTGCGTACCGGTCCGCGTTCGTCTCCGGCCTCGCCTGCGGCTTTATGCAGATTTCTACATCCGCCAGCGCCATTGTGACTGTCCCAAGCAATGCGACGGTAACGCTACAGACCTGTCGCGTCAGACAGTCGCCCGTCGCACCGAATACGACTTGGCACGGGACACAAGACACGACCGTCGTCGTGACGCGCATCGGGATCTGAGCGTCCATCTTCTACCGCTAGGAGCGCCATGCC